ACCTCTTACTTTTGGTAATCGGTAATTCCGTATTAGTTGCTAGTATTCTAATTATACTAATTTGGTGAAATCTTGTCAAGAGGTGGACACTCTATGATTACGATACCGTACACGGAAGACATGGTAAAGGAAGCCCGTAAAAGAGCCAAGAAGATGGGGCGGCTTGATAAGTCTATTACGGAGGGTAGGGGGAATTTTACGGGGTTTATAGCTGAGATAGCAATAGCGGAATATTATGGGGCGAAGGTGGTGGCTGATTCGCAGTATACCCATGATCTTATTATGCCGGACGGGGTATTGGTAGAGGTAAAGGCGAAGCGGAGAACGGTTCCGGCCAAGTTTTATTTTGATGCTTCAATAGCGGATGCCAGTAAGCATCAGATATCTGATAATCCTACATATTTCTTTGCTAGTGTTCATATTAATGATAGGGATGTTATTCAAGAGTCTGGGATTCAGTTAATAGGGATGATTGAGGCAGAGGAGTATCATGCGAAGGCGAAGTTTTGGAAGAAGGGGGAAGTAGAGGTAAGGGCGAATCGGAGATTTAAGTTTCATGTGGATACTTGGAATTTGGTTTATAGTGAGTTACATCCAATATCTTATCAGTCTGTTAAGAAGGAAAAGAGTGGAGCGTGGGAAAAGTTGAAACGCCAAGAAGCCGTAAATAACCTAGGTATGAGGATGTATGGGAACGCAGAAGGTAGTCTATACCGTACATATAAGGCTATTGACGGGCATGTAATTTGTGATTGTATGCCACCGCAGAAGATTTGGAGAGAGAATTCTACTTGAGGGTGGCGTGATTGCAACGAGAAGTTGTGTTCGAGGTGTATGAACTGCCTGTCAAGTACCGTTTATAAGTGGGAATGGTCAGATAAAGCTCCTGAAAAGACGATGCCACCACTAGGAGATGTGTGTGGATGTGGTGGGACTCGGCGTAAGAAGGAAGAGGAGCAGGCCTTATTCAAGATTTAGGCAAAAAAGAACGCTACGTGAGAATGTGAAAAGCTACATCCTAAACCGCAGCGTCCTTTTGGAAGGTACACCCGAATTTTAGCAGAAAAAAGGGGCTAGGTAAACCACACCCTAGCCCCTGTAGCGAGAAGAGACACTAACCGCTTTTGAGTTGGCTTCAAGCGGACGGATGTTCAATTAACCCACGTTTTTTTGAAAAGGAGAGTGGGAGGAAGCTGCGATTACTCCCTGCCAACACCGTGTGTCCACTTGATTCTAGCACAAAATAAGCGTATATTCATACAATGACGCAAGAAAACGGCATTAGCAGTACAGAAAATAACAGATTTCGCATTAGTATTGGCAGAATTCGCCCACAAATCACGCTTGCGATTACATTTCTGGGCACAATTGCGATTGTCGGGATGTATTTAGGGTTTATTGAGATCAGTGGCGTGGCAGCTGCTGGCATAATTGCGTTAGCCAAGGATGTTATAACTACTGATGGGAGCTAGAGATGACGAGGGTAACTCCTGAAGTCACAAGGGCATCTAAAGATCGTTTCCTAAAGGCGTATGCCCAGTGTGGAGTCATTGCACACGCCGCAAAAGCGGCAGGTATTACCAGCAGGGTAGTCTATAAGTGGGAAAAAGCTGACCCAGAGTTCCGATTAGCAAAGGATGATTCCTTTGCAGAGCACGCTGATACTCTGGAAGCTACCATGTTCACGCTAATCAGTGTGCAGCTGGAGAAACTAGACTATCGTAGTAACCCGGCACTGCTGATATTCGCACTCAAGGGAGCCAAGCCCGAAAAATACGGAGATGCTATAGCTCCTACCAATGATGCGAAAGATATGATAGTAGAATTTAAACAGGCTATGCGAGAAGCTAAGAGTGAAGCCAAACCACAATCACCATCAACTCCCTCGGTCGTAGAGGAAGCAGACAGGATACTGGAAAGCAAGCGTGGTGGTTTAGATGGTTCAGACAACAGCGAATAATGTAACTGATTATCTTTTCGACAAGGTCGGGTTCAAGCCTACAGAGGCTCAACTCCCTTTACTCCAGTCAGACAAACGCTTTATACTCGTTGCAGGTGGTGAACAAGCGGGTAAGAGCATGGTCGCCTCTAAGTTTCTTCTTAATAGATTTTTTGAATTACCAGAAGGACAACCCGGACTATTCTGGCTGGTAGCAGCAGACTACGAAAGAACCCGAGCCGAATTTGAATACCTCGTGGAAGACTTTGCAGCACTAGGGCTACTAAAGGAAGCAACCAAGCGTGTTGACCCGGGGAAAATCGTACTGGCAGATAATACAAGGATAGAAACCAAGTCCGCAAAAGACCCCAGAACCCTAGCCATGAGAGCACCTAACGGTATAGTAGGTTGCGAGGCATCCCAGCTAGACCTAGAAACATTCTACAGGATGCGTGGCCGTTGTGCCCCTAAGAAGGGATGGCTATTCCTATCGGGAACTTTCGAGGGTAGCCTAGGCTGGTATCCCCAGATGCATATCTCTTGGTCTATCCCAACCGATGACGAGCAGAGCTTCTCACTTCCAAGCTATACGAACACTCACCTATATCCGGGGGGTATAGATGATCCCGAGATACAGAGATTAAAGCGTGACGCATCAGATGACTTCTTCCTTGAACGTATAGAAGGAATCCCATCTCCACCAGAAGGATTGGTGTTCCCAGAGTTCAGGGCAAACCTCCACGTTAGTGAAGTAGACTACGACCCCGAAAGTCCTGTACATCTATGGATGGACCCGGGGTATGCAGGTGCTTACGCTATCGTTGCAGTGCAGATGCGCAATGATGTGATTACCGTTATAGACGAGGTCTATGAACGAAACCTAGTTACAGAAGAAATGATCCAGATATGCCAGTCAAGACCGTGGTGGCAGAACGTACAGTTCGGAGTTATAGACGTTGCTGGCTACCAGCACCAAGCCATGGCTGCCCCTGCAGAACTATGGATGAAGAATACCGGACTCTATCTCTCCTCCCAGAAGGTCATGATTAATGATGGTACCGAAAGACTAAAGAGTTTCCTGAAGCCCGATCCTATAACAAGGGAAGCAAGGATAGTTATAGACTCACGGTGTAGAGGATTACTCTCGGAGTTCGGTGGAGCACCTAATCCTTTCGATAATCAGACTAGGGTGTATAGGTGGAAAACCGATAGGGATGGGAATATAGTGGGGAATACCCCCGAGGATAAGAACAATCACGGGATAAAAGCATTGATATATGGAATCGTAGATAACTACGGATATGGCTATGTCAGGGGACGCAGCTCTATCCCTGTTAAAAGGTGGTAATTTTGGCACGTAGAAAACCCACAGATATAATAGATATGGTCGAGAGCCACTACGATGCAACCTTTCCGTTGCGTGACAGAATGGAACAAGACCATAAACTTTACCGTTTGGAGCCTTACGATGCAGGTGACGGATACCGTTCTTATACTTCTAATGAACCACAGGTCATGGCTGATAAGATCGTTAGCTGGCTCACGTCAGCAGAGATGGTCGTCCGCATTCCGTTCTCGGGAAACGAAAGAGACCAGAGAGATACCAATAACCAGAAAGAAAGATTCCTTACCGGAGTCATGAGAGCAGCCGATGATAACCTCTGTGCGAGGTTGCTTCCAACCGTAAGGAGTCAGCTTGCTTGGTATATCACTATGCGAGGTTGGTATGCAGGCCGTGCCTTGTTAATTAAGAATGCCAAGGAAGAAACCAAGATAGATATTACTCCATGGGACCCTCTCAATACGTTCTGGGGAGAAGGCCCCGATGGACTGGAGTGGGCATGTTACAGGGTTAGAAAGTCTCCAGCAGATATAAAAAGACAGTATAACTTAAGAACTCTAGATGTCGAGGCAGAAGGAGACGAAAGTATTTATGTTTATGACTTCTACGATAAGGAAGATAACTATGTAGTTATCCAAGACCACGTCCTTAAAAAGCGTACTCGACATGGGTACGATGGGGTTCCCTGCTTTATAGGAATGGTAGGAACAGCTCCTCTTATCCAGTCAGATGAAGTCGGAACCGATGCCATGGCAGACTATGGTGAATCGGTATTCAAACATAACAGAGAGAATTTCGAAAACAATAACTTCATGATGT